ATGAATGAAGAAGAAAAGCGCAAAAAATTAATCAAAAGTATAATTGATAAGTTTGAACGATTAGAAAGGAAAAGGCAAGATAAAAAAACACCTGTTATTGTTCCTCTTTCCACAAAAGATAATCCATGAATTTGTCTAATTCAATCAAACTGTCAGTACTAAGCGATTCCAACTTTAGCTCAAGAGCTCTTTTCCCGTCGACGGGAGAAGGGCTTTTTATTTGCTCACTAATTCCTAATATATATTCAGATGATATATCAAAATACAAACATATTTTCAATAGCGTCATTGTGCTTAAATCACGCTCGTTGCTTTCATAATTGCGATATGCTCTCTCTGATATTCCAAGCTCGTTTGCAATCTCGCTAATTTTTATTCCTTTTTGTATTCTGACCTTTTTTAAACGTTCTCCAACTGTTGATTCCATAATTTATCACCACCTTTGCAATTATTATAGTACAAAATGTGCTTAATGTCAATACTTCTTGTAAAATATTTGGAACAAATTGTACAAATAACACAATATCGTACTGAACATTTTGTGCATTTTATGACTTGACTTAGGAACAAAATGAGCATATAATAATAATTTCAAGAACAAATCGTTCAAAAAGGAGGAGATTAAATGAATGTTTTTAGCACTATACGTGCAGAGGTAAGCAGACGAGGATGGACACTTCAAGAGTTCTGTGACAAACTTCAAATTTCTCGTTCCCGTTTTTACCGTTGGGAGAATACAGGGGATTTTCCTATGAGTTATCTTATAAAAATGGCTGAGCTTTTTAAAATGTCCCCTGATGATATTCTTGGCATTTCTAAAATAGCTTGAAAAGGAGTGATAACACATGAGAAAGTTAAAAACAGTTGAACTTAATGTAGAAAAAGACGAATTGAAAGTGAATGGTGAAAATTTATCTGATGTTTCAGAATTTAATTTACACTTTGATGATGGTATATTTCGACTGGAAATTGCAGAGGACTTTTACGCAACAGGCGAAAAAAAGCGCCCTAAGAATAAGGGCGCAAGCATTATGGAATAAATTTTGAAATGAGGTCAATTACGTCGGAAATACCGTTTTTAAATCGATTTTCCATATATATAATTGTAGAATCAAGAATATCAAAATCACCGCCTATGTAAATCTTGATATATCCATTTCGTGCAAGTTCCAATAAGCAATCAGATATATCACTGTTATGCCATTTTGATAAATTTTTATCTAAAGTATAGAAATCATTTTGAAAACGGCGAGAATCAGCTTTTGATTTTCCGGCATTGCGACGTTCAAGATACATTTTATATATGTAACAAATAACCTTTTCAGAATCTTTTGTAATATACATATATAGCCCTCCTTTCTGTAATTTTCTACATTATACCACAAGGAGGATAAAATTACAAGGAGGTGCAAAAATGAAAATCTACATAATCGAGCTCAGCGACCGTTACGGATTTGAACGGACCGCGACTGTCAGGGCGAAGTCGATAGCGGAGGCTATCAGCGGGGTTTACAAATCAAGCGGAGAGTTCGTGCTGTCCTGCCGCGAGCTGGACGGTTAAGCATAGGACAAAATTTATACGTCATACAATTAACAGCAGGGAGGTGGTCGCGTGATAATTTCAACAACGGAGCGGACATATTACTCAAACGGGAAGCCGTATACGGTCATAGTAAGCATTAAGGACGACGCGTACAGAGACTGTTCGGAAGAGGAGCTTCGCAGGCGCAGGGAAGAGTTTGGAAAAACGGCGCTCAGAATCGCAGGCGACGCCCTTAAAAGGAGAAGTGAAAAAGAATGAAAAACATACTTGAAAGCGAAACGCTTAACGCAGATGTGAGCGTTAGTCAGATACGGTCCGTTCAGCGTAAGCGGGAGGGACGTGAAAAAGCGGCGCGTCAGAGAAAGCGGCGCAGGCTGAGGAAACTAATCGGACAAGTCCTGGCGGCAGCGCTGTTCAGTATAGTAAGCGTAATGATGATAGCCTGCGTTGTAACCGGGGCAATGTATCTGAGCGGCGGGCTGAGATGAGATTTTGAGGAGGACAGAAGATGAAAAAGTACGAGTTTACAGATGAAACGAAAGACTGTTGTGGCTGCAAGCTTACGCGAATAAGAGCGCTAATTGATTTTGGCAATGTGAAAGCCGGAAATCTTGGAGGATTCATCGAAAAAGAAAGTAATTTAAGTCATGATGGCAACGCTTGGGTATATGGCGACGCTGGGGTATATGGCGACGCTGAGGTATCTGGCGACGCTGAGGTATCTGGCGACGCTCGGGTATATGGCGACGCTCGGGTATACGGCAACGCTTGGGTATATGGCGACGCTGAGGTATCTGGCGACGCTCGGGTATATGGCGACGCTGAGGTATCTGGCGACGCTCGGGTATATGGCGACGCTGAGGTATCTGGCGACGCTGACTACATATGTATAAAAGGCTTAGGTCGTTATAACAGAAACACAACATTTTTCAGGACAGAACGTGGCGTATCTGTAGTTTGCGGCTGTTTTAGCGGAACTCTTGAAGAATTTGAAGCAAAAGTTGTTGAAACTCATGGAAACAGCATATATGCAAAAGAGTATCTTGCCGCGGTTGAGGTTGTAAAAATACATTTTGGTATTGCTGAGACAAAAAATGAGGAGGACGGAAGATGACACTGAAAGAAAAGCTTGATTGGCTAGTTGATGACTGCTATCGCCGAAAAGAATTTCTATGCAAATGCGAGAAGGACGGCGATTTGGAAACGTGTTACAATCCAGAAGACGCAGAAGAAGTTCTGGTGTATGGAGTAGAATCTTTAAAACGAGCGGCAAAGGAGATTAACGCAGAAATTTTTACTAGCGAACGTTATGGTGATTATAAATATAGATACTTTTTTACATATCGTGGTATATGTTTTTTCTGCCTTAGTGACGAGAAAATTTAAGGAGGATAATGAAAATGATAGAACTGACAAGAGAACAGACGATAAAAGCATTGGAGTGTTGCATAAGCGATAATTGCAGAGAATGTCCGCATTATCCAAAGTGCGGCAGTAGTGAAGATCTATTAAAACTTGCGCTTCACTACTTAAAAGAAAACGAGCCTGCACCGTCCGCCAACGATACAAGCTCAATGTATTCACATGATGATGATAACATAGAAATCTTGGCTTGTCAAGTAGATGAATCAATACTTACGAGAATACTTGACTTGGAAAACAAGTTGGAAAAGATGATTGAGGAGGAACAGAAATGACAGTAAAAATAAACTCATTGGAGTTTGAAAATGTAAAAAGAATAAAAGCGGTGCAGCTTGAGCCATCAAAGGAAGGTCTGACGGTGATAGGCGGAAAAAACCGACAGGGAAAAACCTCAGTGCTGGACGGGATCGCCTGGGCGCTTGGCGGGGATAAATATAAGCCGTCTGAGCCGAAGCGTGAAGGTTCGGTAATTGATCCGCATTTAAAGATTACGCTCAATAATGGTATCGTCGTGGAACGTTCCGGGAAAAACGGCAGTCTTAAGGTCGTTGATCCTGCCGGGAACAAAGGCGGTCAGCAGCTTTTAAACAGCTTTGTGGAGCAATTTGCGCTTGACCTGCCCAAATTCCTCAATCAGAGCAGCAGACAGAAAGCGGAAACGCTTTTAAAGATTATCGGAGTGGGAGACAAGCTATATCAGCTTGAAGCCAGGGAACAAGCCGTGTACAATCAGAGAACGGCTATAGGGAGGATCGCCGACCAGAAAGATAAATACGCGAAGGAAATGCCCGTGTATACTAATATTCCTTCCAAGCCGGTTTCCGCTTCGGAACTGATCCGTCAGCAGCAGACCATACTTGCGAAAAACGGCGAAAATCAGCGTAAAAGGGAGCGTTGCCGCGCTTTGCAGGCTGAAAGAGACCGTTTGGCGGCAAAGGTGAACGATCTTAGTGAAGAGCTTAAAAAATATCAGAAAATGCTGGCAAAAGCACAAGAAGATATGGAGATCGCTTTTAAAACCGCCGAGGAGCTCGTCGATGAAAATACATCCGAGTTGGAATCAAATATTGCGCAGATAGAAGAGATCAACAAAAAGATCAGAGCAAATCTTGACAGAGAAAAGGCGGAGATCGACGCTGAAGATTACAAAGAGCAGTATCGTAATCTTACCGATGAAATAGAAAAAATACGTCAGGCAAAAAGAGAACTGCTAAAAGACGCCGATCTGCCGCTTCCCGGACTTTCCGTTGAAAACGGGGAATTATTGTATAACGGATACAAGTGGGACAATATGAGCGGAGCGGAACAGCTAATCGTAGCAACCTCTATTGTAAGAAAGCTTAATCCCGAATGCGGATTTGTGCTTCTGGACAAGCTTGAGCAGCTTGACAGCGATACGCTGAAGGAATTCGGCAAATGGCTTGAGGAACAAGGCTTGCAGGCGATCGCCACCAGAGTTTCCACCGGCGATGAATGCAGTATTATCATTGAAGACGGAATGTCAAAGGAACCGGAAAAAATAAACGGATTCAGTTCATGGAACGGAGGAAAATTCAATGTTTGAAATATCAAAGGGAATAATTAATTCAGCGCAGAAGGTCGTGGTATACGGTCCGGAGGGCATTGGCAAATCTACCTTTGCGGCACAGTTTCCCGACCCGCTGTTCATAGATACTGAAGGCAGCACAAAACGGATGGACGTCAGAAGATTTCCCAAGCCGACAAGCTGGGAAATGCTTAATGGCATGATAAAAGAAGCTGTAGAAAAAAAGCTGTGCAAAACGCTTGTGATCGATACGATCGACTGGGCGGAGCAGCTCTGTATCAGATCGATATGCGGCAGATATCAGAAAACAGGCATTGAGGATTTCGGCTACGGCAAGGGTTATGTGTATGAACGCGAAGAATTCGGAGCGTTTCTTAATTTGCTTACGGAAGCGGTTGAAAGCGGTATCAATGTCGTGCTTACAGCCCACGCTCAGCTTAAAAAGTTTGAGCAGCCGGACGATTTCGGCTCTTATGACCGTTATGAACTGAAGCTGGGGCAGAAAACAGGCTCGCAGATATCTCCTCTTGTAAAGGAGTGGGCGGATATGCTGCTGTTTGCAAATTACAAGGTGTTCAGCGTCGCGGTCGATAAGGATGGAAAGAAATATCGTCCTCAGGGCGGAGAACGGATAATGTATACCTCTCATCATCCATGCTGGGACGCTAAAAACCGCGACGGTCTGCCAGAGGAAATGCCTTTCAGATATGAATCAGTCGCGCATCTTTTTGCACAATATAATGATATTCTGTCCTCTCGTCAGGCGGCTGAACAAAGAGCAAACGACGCGCCGCCTGAAACGGAGCGGGAACAGGAAGAAATACAGAAAACACTTGTCATTCCTGATAATATACCTCCTGCTTTGCGGGATCTTATGAGAGCCGATAATGTCAGTGAAGAGGAGATCAGAGAGGTCGTGGCTCAGCAGGGCTATTGTCCTGTCGATATGCCGATAGCAAATTATCCGCCCGATTTTATCAGCGGCTGTCTTATCGCGGACTGGCAGACTGTACTTAAAATGATAAACGAGCTGGATATTAACGGGGTTCCGTTTTAATTGAATTGAAAGGAGAAATAACGATGAATGATTTCAGAGAATACGGTTGGGAAGATGAGATTTCGGAAGAAGGAGGAGCGTATCCTTTGCTTCCTGAGGGGGATTACGATTTTACAGTAGTAAAAATAGAAAGAGGACGGCATGAGGGGTCGGAGAAAATACCGCCGTGCAACAAAGCGATAGTTACATTTTCCGTCTGGGGCGCTGAGGATAAGATCGAGATCACGGAAAATTATCTGCTTTGCAACAAGCTTGAATGGAAGCTTTCTGAATTTTTCCTTTCCGTCGGTCTTAAAAAGCACGGAGAACCTCTGAAAATGAACTGGGGCAAGGCCGTAGGTGCAAAAGGCAAATGCCATGTTATCAGAAACAGCTATAAAAAGAAAGACGGCTCTGACGGGCAGTCAAACAAGATAAAGAAGCTTTACGCTTACGATGAACAGGTGCGGACCGTCAAGCCCTTAAATCAGCAGCCTGCTTCGGGAGGCTTCGGCAGCTATAACGGCGGCTTCGGATTCGGAGGCGGTTCGAGGTGAAATTAAGACCGTATCAGAATGAAGCCAAGGAAGCTATACTGAAGGAATGGTCAAGCGGCGGCAAAAAAACTCTCGCGGTTCTTCCTACGGGTACGGGAAAGACAATACTTTTCTCAGCGGTAACGGAGGAATGCGTACGGCAGGGTAAACGGGTGCTTATCCTTGCTCACAGGGGAGAACTGCTGGAGCAGGCGGCTGACAAGCTCAGAAAAACAACGGGTCTGGGAAGCTCAGTTGAAAAAGCCGATCAGAGCAGTTTGGGGTCATGGTACAGAATAACGGTAGGATCAGTTCAGACGCTGATGAGAGAAAAACGTCTGGCAAAGTTTCCGCCGGACTATTTCGGTACGATCATAATCGACGAGGCCCATCACGCTGTCTCAGACAGTTATCAAAAAGTGATACGGCATTTTCCGGACGCTGATATATTGGGAGTAACAGCAACGCCTGACAGAGGAGATATGAAAAATCTTGGCTCGGTATTTGAAAGTCTGGCGTATGAATACACGCTGCCGCAGGCGATCAAGGAAGGCTATCTCTCGCCGATAAAGGCAATCACGATCCCGCTTGCTCTCGACCTTACAGGGGTATCGACGCAGGCGGGAGATTTCAAAGCAAGCGACATTGATACGGCTCTTGACCCTTATCTGTATCAGATCGCAGACGAAATGCTTAAATACTGTATAAACCGCAAAACGGTAGTTTTTTTGCCGCTTGTCAAAACCTCTCGGAAATTCAGAGATATTTTAATTGAAAAGGGTTTTAAAGCCGCGGAGGTAAACGGAGAAAGTTCTGACAGATCAGAGATACTTAAAGATTTTGACAAAGGCAGATACAATGTGTTATGTAACTCCATGCTGCTTACAGAGGGCTGGGATTGTCCGTCAGTAGATTGTGTAGTTGTTCTGCGGCCGACAAAGGTCAGAGGGCTGTACTGTCAGATGGTAGGCAGAGGCACTAGGCTGTGCGAGGGAAAGAATGAGCTTTTGCTGCTTGACTTTCTCTGGCATACGGAAAGGCACGAGCTTTGCAGACCGGCGCACCTCATATGCGACAGCGAAGAGGTCGCAAAAAAAATGACAGAAAACCTTGCAAACGAGGCGGGCTGTGCGGTCGATATAGAAGAAGCGGAAAAACAGGCAAGCGAGGATGTTGTTTCTCAGCGTGAGGAAGCTCTGGCAAAACAGCTTGCCGAAATGAAAACTAGAAAGAGAAAGCTTGTCGATCCGCTGCAATATGAGATGTCTATTCAGGCGGAGGATCTGTCTTCATACGTTCCTGCCTTTGGGTGGGAGTGCGCTCCGCCGACTGATAAGCAAAAGGCGCGGCTTGAAAAGCTGGGAATATTCCCTGACGAGATAGACAACGCGGGAAAAGCCAAGCTCATCCTTGACCGTCTTGAAAAGCGCAAAAATGCGGGACTTACCACTCCAAAGCAGATAAGGCTGCTTGAAAGACACGGATTTCAGCATGTAGGAAAGTGGAGCTTTGAAAGCGCAAGCAGGATGATCTCAAGAATTTGCGCTAACAACTGGAGAGTGCCCGGAGGCGTTGATCCGGTTTCTTATGTTCCGGAGGAAAACTAAATGGATAATGTTAATTTACTTAAAATACTTGAACGCATTGACCCTGCCTCCTGCGACTATCAGGAGTGGGTAAACGTTGGAATGGCTCTCAAGCACGAGGGCTTTTCCGTATCCGACTGGGATAGCTGGTCACGCTCGGACGTTCGTCGCTATCATTCGGGGGAATGTCAGTCAAAATGGGAAAGCTTTAACGGCAGCAGCTGTCCGGTCACTGCTGGAACGGTGGTACAGATGGCAAAAGACAGAGGATTCACCTTTGACTCGGAGGAATTTAAAGAGTTTGACTGGGACGGTGAAATACTGTACGAAACCGGAAATCCTTTTATCGTAAATAACGGCGAAGGTATACCTTTTAAAGAACCCGAGAACTGGAATCCTGTACAGCAGCTTATTACTTATCTTGAAACGCTTTTTGAAGCGGGAGAAAACGTCGGCTATGTTACCGAAACGTGGAGCTCCGAAAAGGATGGCAAGGTAAAATATCAGCCTACAAAAGGAGCCTGCGATAGAACCGCGGGAGAGCTTATCTCGCTGCTGAACGGCTGCGGCGGCGATATAGGGGCTGTTATCGGAGATTACAAGCCTGAAGCGGGGGCGTGGATACGGTTCAATCCGCTGGACGGCAAAGGAGTTAAAAATGAAAACGTTACTGATTATCGTTACGCGCTTGTTGAATCAGATAATATGCCTCTTGAACAGCAGAATGCTGTCATCAGAGAGCTGGAGCTTCCTGTGGCGGCGCTGGTTTATTCCGGAGGAAAAAGTATTCACGCTATCGTAAAGATAGACGCTCCTGATTATGACGAATACAGAAAACGAGTCGAATATCTGTATAAGGTGTGCAAAGCCAACGGCTTTGAAATTGACAAACAGAACAGAAATCCCTCACGTCTAAGCCGTATGCCAGGTGTGGAGAGAAACGGCAGGAAGCAGTTCATTATTGACAGAAACATAGGAAGGGAAAGCTTTGAAGAATGGAAAGATTACATAGAATCCATTAACGACGATCTGCCGGATCCTGAAAATCTGGCTGACGTCTGGAACGGACTTCCCGAGCTGTCGCCTCCGCTTATCAGCGGAGTTCTCAGGCAGGGTCATAAAATGCTTATCGCCGGTCCGTCAAAGGCGGGAAAGTCCTATGCTCTGATAGAGCTGTGCATAGCTATAGCGGAAGGCGGCAAATGGCTCGGCAGCTTTGAATGTACGAAAGGCAGGGTGATGTATGTAAACCTTGAGCTTGATAAAGCCAGCTGTCTGCACCGTTTCTATGATGTATACAAAGCCTTGGGGATACCAGGAAGCAATATCTCAAGCATAGATATCTGGAATCTGAGAGGTCACAGCGTTCCAATGGACAAGCTTGCTCCTAAGCTGATACGAAGAGCCGGTAAAAGGGATTACATTGCTATAGTCATTGATCCGATCTACAAGGTAATTACCGGCGACGAGAACAGCGCCGACCAGATGGCTCATTTTTGCAATCAATTTGACAAGGTATGTACTGAATTGGGCTGCGCGGTGATCTACTGCCACCACCACAGCAAAGGCGCACAGGGCGGTAAGCGGTCGATGGACAGGGCTTCCGGCTCGGGAGTATTCGCCAGAGACCCTGACGCGCTTATAGACTTAGCTGAGCTGGAGATACCGGATTCTTTATATAAGCAGCAGGAGGACAAGGCGGTCTGCGAAATTTCTTTAAACTGGCTTAAACGCTTTAACAAGGATATGTTCTGCTCTCAGGACGATATGTACTCGCCTTCTAAAATACTCGATACGGCAAGAGATAATTTGATGAACAAATCATATAAGCTCATGCTTGAAGATATTGAAAAGGCAAAGAAGGCTGTGCGCGGCCGCACTGCCTGGCGCATAGAGGGTACTCTCAGGGAGTTTCCGAAATTTGCGCCGCTGAATTTGTGGTTTGATTATCCTGTTCATAAGGCGGACGAGATCGGAGTTCTTAACGATTGTACAATAGAGGGCGAAAACAGCTGGCAGAAGAATTTTTCAAAGAAAAGGAGTACTGAAGAACGTAAAAGTGAACGCAAGGAAAGTCTTGAAACCGCATTTAGCGGAGTGGCTGAAAATGGTAAATGCGCAATTTCAGAGCTGGCGGATTACCTTGGAGTAAGCGAAAAAACCGTCCGCAGACGCATAAAAGAACACGGCGGCTTTTGGGTGGACGGCAATGAAACTGGACTAAAGGACAAGGACAAAATCGGGTAATTGTCCTTTGTCTGAATTTTGGACAGACAGACAAAGTCGGTATTTTGTCCTTTGTCTTGAACAGGGACAAAGTCGAAAATTTTCGAATCTGTCTCAAACGTGGACAATTTCGAAAAAATATCGAGTTTGTCCGAGGGACAGACAAATCTATTATTATAAATAATACTTTTTGTCGGGTCTTAACCGCCCGACAAAAAAGTAGTTAGAATAATATTCGCGCGCGGGAGGTGCGATATGGCAAAAAGAAGTAAAGCGAAACAAGACATTGTTGACGCGGCAAGACGTATGCCGCCACTGTATCACAAATTGCCTGACGAGGATTTTGAATATAAAAAAGCCAGAACGCTTTGGTGGCTCGTAAAACAGAATGCTATACTCAAATACATTTGGGACATTATCAAACAGTCGGGCGCTGTCAAATATGATCCGTCTGTCGGTAAGTGGCAGGGCGTTGATTTTGAAAGCGAGGACGATGATGACTGAATTTTTTATGCCTATGATACCGCCTACCGTAACAGCTCAGGAACACAGGGTAACCATGAAAAATGGCAAGCCGGTATTTTATGACGCGCCTGAGCTAAAAGAAGCCAAAGCAAAGCTTATCGCCAACCTGTCTAAGCACAGACCTTCGGAACCTTTCGAATGCGGAGTGCGCTTGACTGTAAAGTGGCTGTTTCCAAAAGGCAAGCACAGGGACGGCGAGTACAGAACGACAAAGCCTGACACGGATAACCTTCAAAAACTGCTGAAGGACTGCATGACTTACTGTGGTTTCTGGAAAGACGACTGCTTGGTGGCTTCTGAAATATGCGAGAAATTCTGGGCCGACGTTTCTGGAATATATATCAGGATCGAGGAGCTGCAATGATAGAACGTGAAATCAAAAGAAATCTTAACAAGCGCGTAATACTTACGAACGAAAGGCTGTATATAGAAGGCGCTGATTTCATTTTAGCCGGAGCTGTTATACGCAGAAATGGCGAAGGCTTTTTCTATCAGGCGATCTTGCAGGACTTGAACAACAGCAACAGCGTTTTGGTCTGCAAGCTGGAGGACATTAAGGAGGAAAACTATGAACCAAAAACATAAATTTTGTGATAGCGCGGGTAGTTGCATATTGTTGAGCGTAAAGCCTCAATTCTGTAATTTGATTGCACAAGGCTTAAAGACAATTGAGGTGAGAAAAACACGTCCGAATTTCTCATCGTTTAAATGCTTCATATATATGACAAGGTCAAACGACGCCTGTGCAAACGGAGGAAAAGTCATAGGCGAATTTATGTGCTATGACATTTCAATATACCAAACAGAGTTTTACCCTGAGAGTAAACAGCCGGTTCTGGAGGCAATATGGGAATACGATAATGAAGAGGACGTTTTTACAGCTGTCGCTTCAAATGAAGATGTGCAAAAAAGCAGATTTTTAAGAGAGACCTGTCTTGAACTTGAAGATTTCCGCAGATATCTGGGAAACGGTGAAAATTTGTTTTACGGCTGGCACATCTCAGACCCTGTTATTTATGACAGACCCAGAGAGCTGTCCGAGTTTTACAGGCGATCAGGGCGCGACCCTGTTTTAAAACCGCTTTCGCGTCCGCCGCAGTCATGGTGCTATGTTGAGGACGGTGAAAGTAATGGCTAAAAATATAACGGACATGAAGTCGCTTGATGAATTTATTCGCTTTACGCTTGACGAAGAACTGCTTGAAAAGCTGAACAGGTATACCAGAAAGCCTGTTTCGGCGCAGGAGGTTTATACCTTTCCGGTTATCCTCTGCGACAACGAGATTGACCGGGACGGCGAACACTTTTCCGTCCCGGCGCTTGAAAGACTGGCGGAGCTTTTCGTGGGAAAGACGGGAATTTTCGACCACGATCCCAAGGGTGAAAACCAGACGGCGAGAATATTCGACTGCGAGGTGAAAACCCTTTCAGACAGGCTGACCGCCGCCGGAGAGCCGTATACCTGCCTTGTGGCTAAGGCGTATATGATGAGAACGGATAGGTCGAAGGATCTCATCGCCGAGATCGAGGGCGGAATAAAAAAGGAGGTGTCGGTAGGCTGCTCGATAGGCAGAAAGCTGTGTTCGGTGTGCGGAGCCGATCTCAGAGAGAATCCCTGCGGTCACATAAAGGGAAAATATTATGACGGAAAGCTGTGCAGCGTTATTCTCGACGAGCCGACCGACGCCTACGAGTGGTCGTTCGTAGCGGTTCCTGCTCAGCGCAACGCCGGAGTTACTAAAAGCGAAAAACTCATTAATGAGTTTATTTCTAAAAATGACGTTATAACTGAATTAAAGAACATGGCAAAACAACACTATGAATCTGGTAAGCCCGGTTCAAGAAACGCTTGTATATCATCAGCTATGGGCGATTACTGTAAACACTTAGCTAAGTTTATTGAAGATATGCCAGTTATAAATGTTGACGTTACTAAAGGTAAGGTAGTAATGACGTGTAACGACTGCATACATTGCGAGGTTTGTAATCACAAAGATAAAATTTGTGATCTTTACAAAGATAAATCTTTTATTGCGGAATTGCCCTGTAAGGTTGGCGATACGGTTTATTTTATCAAAGCCGCTTTTTCATATTTTCAAGACCCAAAGCCGGAAAAGGTAAGAAAAATAGAACTGTATGACGATGAGATAATGATACGCACGCAAAGCAGAACATTTAAAGGCACCGCAATTGGAGATATTGTATTTTTAAATAAAGAATCAGCAGAGGAAGCTTTAAAGAAAAGGAGGTCAAAAAATGCTTGAAATCTTAGAGCTAATAAGAGCTATTCTGAAAGGTGAGGAAAAGGAATATGAAAATTGATTTTTATAGCGGAAAGGAAGCGCCATGAGCAAAGCGTGTAAACGTCTTGCGTCTGCGGTTATCATGCAAGCCTATCACGATATCGAAAACGGCGGGGACTTGGCAGATCGGACGGTTATAGAGGTTGAAAAAGGTGGGCTGGACATATATCTTAATATGCTTGATATCAAAATTTCAAAGAATGACTTTCTTGCGATAGCCGAACAGGCGAGAATCGAAAAATTAGAGAAACGCATGAAAAAGGGAGGCAGTAAGCGTGACTATAAAAGAACTGGCAAAGCACAGAAGCAATCTTGAACTGATAGAATGTATTGACCGCAAGCTTGCGTTGAAGGAAGCGCGCATTTGCGTGGAGGGCTCGGCGGGACCTCCCAGTTTCGAGAAAAAAACGAGGGTGATAAACGGATATATACACGGTCTGGGCACAGTATCGCTTTTGGCTGAAAAGTCAAGGCTTGAAAAAGAAAACCGGGAGATAGAGGAATACATAGCGTCTATACCGAATCGGCGCGTTTACAACGCTTTATATCATTACTGCCTTGATGATTCGCTTAGCAATCCGACTTGGGACGAGGTAGCTGTTGAAATGCATGAGTACAGTACAAAAGCGTTAAAGACGTATGTAGAAAGATATTTGAAATATGTTCTTTAATGTGGTTGAATGTTCCCTTTTGTAGTCTTGATGTGTCTTTTCAGGGGTGCTATAATTAAAATGAGGAAAGTGCATAGAGATTCACTGTTTTCCCCTTCAATATTTTTTTCATCAGCGGAATAATAATTCCGGACGGGGCGAAAGCTCCGTATGCAAGCGCAGAAGTACCGCAGTAAGCTGTGCACAAGCTGGCGGCTGGGGTTAGATTCCCCAGGCTTGCTCCACTGGACTGCCATTAAAGTCCTCCTTAAAATATTTGCGGAAAAGGCACTCTTGGCGGGTGTCTTTTTCGTAAGCAAACGGCATATACTTTAATGTATGGCTTATTCATTTATGTCGTATAATGTCGCAAATCTCAAATGTTGCATAAAAACTGTATCTCAGATTTATGCAAAAAGGCTATTTTTGTCTTGTTCTGTTGATTTATCACTCTTTCTATGGTATTATTTTGTATATAATATTTTAGATGGGGGATTATTTATGGCAATAAGTTTTAAAAATATGCAGTTAATTATTGACGGACAAGATCCTACAGAAGAGCATTTAAAATTTATAAATAATTCAAAAACTAAGCGTAACAGATTTGATGATATAAGTTATAATTTTAAAACCGAATATAATGAAGGTCTAAAATACTTATGGTTATATGTCGAATATGAAAATGCAAAAATTCATAATGATAAGGTATACAATGAGGATAAGCAATGCGATGAACCAAATCCAAGAAATCCATATCAGATTGAATTTAAACATCAGTTTTTTTGTATATATTTTCTATCAACAAAAGTTCTCTATCTTTCAAACATCCAAAAGAAAAATCATCTTATAAAATATTTATCGGACATATTACAAAAAAAGGTTGAGATAAAAAATTATTATAAAAATATGGACGAATTTAGCAAAGGAATAAGTTGTTTAAAAAGCATATCGTTTATAACCAAAGATACATTATTCAGAAAGAAAAATGGAATTTTTGATGCTGTAGATAATATCTATGGGTTAGATTATGCAAATCAGATAAAAATAAGCGTTGATTATGGCAGGCTTTCATTAGCAGGAATTGCAAGTCATTTTATAAAGAAAATAAAAAATCAAGAAAAGAATTTGCAAATTCAAAACATTGTTGTTTGTGGTTATGATGACAATGAAGTTGAAAAGACATTAGATGTTAAAAATTATATTGAAGCTATTAATATTAACGTAGAAGCTGATGAAGGCACTGGATTGTACGATGAAATTGATGTAAAATATGAGATTATAAATAAACTAAAGGAAAATAGATATGTATAAAAAGCATAAAATAATTAGTGTTATAGGGTTTATTACGGTCTTTACTATTTCATGTATATTGCATATTGTGCCTATAAAAATGGCTAGTGATATATTAACGGTAACCTCAATAATTTTAGGCTTTTACGTAACAGCATTGTCAACATTATTTGAAAATTCCGTAATAAAGGATATGGCTAAAAGACAGGATACACGTATTAAATCAAAGACAGAACTTGGGGTGTTATTATCATATTATAAAAGTAGCATAATGATTTCATTTGCAGTGATTTTTACTTCAATTTTATGCATATTATTAGATGGTGTTTCAAATTATACAATTTGTCACTTACAAAATATAATGCTTTCTATTATGTTAGGACTTGTTTTTATTTCACTGTATTTAATGATGGTATTAATAAATCTCTATATAAATATGATACGGCTAAATACCAAAGATAAAAAAGAATAAAATAGTTATCTACCCGAACGCTCCCCAGGAGCGTTCTTTTTATGCCTTTGAAAGGACGGTGAGGAAATGCCGAAGCTGACTGAAAAACAAAAGAAATTCTGCGAGGAATACCTCATCGACCTCAATGCTACTAAAGCGGCGGTCAGAGCGGGGTACTCGAAAAAGACGGCAAATACAATAGCCGCGCAAAACTTAGCAAAACTTAACGTTCAGAAATATATTTCTGAGCTGCAGAAAGAGCAGTCCGAGCGCACCAGGATAACTGCCGACCAAGTGCTTGAAGAGCTGGCGGCAATAGCCTTCAGCGACAGGACAGAGCTTGCGCGGGTCGTCAGCAGGCAGGGAGAAACGGCTGTTGAGCTTACTGAAACGAAGGACCTGCCCGATACGGTAAAAAAAGTCGTTTCAGGCGTAAAGCAGGGCAGAAACGGAGTGGAGATATCCTCCTATGATAAGCTTAGGGCTCTTGAACTTCTGGGCAAGCACTTGGGGATGTTTATTGACAGACCTGCCGCGCCGGCGTCTGAGGACGAGCTGTCGGCACTGTATAAGACCCTTGAAAGAGAGGAGGCCGGAAAATGACCTTTACAAGACTGTCTGAAAAGCAGAAGCTCCTGCTCAAATGGTGCCACGTCCCCTCAATGCGCAGCAGGTACAGCGCGGTCATCTGCGACGGGGCCGTCCGTTCGGGGAAAACGGTCGTAATGATCACAAGCTATATTCTCTGGGCGATGAAAAACTTTAACGGCGCGAATTTTGCGATCTGCGGAAAGACGGTGCAGTCCGCCGAGCGCAATATTATAAATCCGTTAGGTCAGATCGCGGATATAACCCGTTATTTCCGTTTGTCATATACCCGATCGTCGCATTTGCTGACGGTTGAGGTCGGAGGCAAGCGGAATTATTTTTACATATTCGGCGGCAGGGACGAATCCTCGGCGGCGCTGATACAGGGACTGACCCTTTCCGGCATTATGCTTGACGAGGTCGCGCTTATGCCCCGCAGCTTTGTCGAGCAGGCGGTCGCCAGAACGCTTTCGGTATCAAACGCCAGGCTCTGGTTCAACTGCAATCCGGAAAATCCGCATCATTACTTTTATACGGAATGGATATTAAAGGCGTCTGAGAAAAATGCCCTCAGACTGCACTTTCTGATGAACGATAACCCGATACTTACCGCTGAAGATATAGCCAAGGCGGAAAATATGTATTCGGGCGTTTTTTATGATCGGTTCATCAAAGGACTGTGGGTAATGGCGGAGGGGCTTGTATACCCGGAGCAGGCTCAGGGCGAAGGTATCGTGCCGACAGAGGATCGCGGCTATACGTCCTATTATATATCCGTCGATTACGGAACGCTGAATCCTTTCTCGGCAGGGCTTTGGGGCAAATGCGGCGGCGTATGGTACAGGGTCAGGGAGTTTTATTACAACGGCCGCGAAAAAGACGTTCTGCTTACCGACGAGGAGTATTATTCGCAGCTTGAAAGGCTTGCGGCAGGTCTCAGCATACGGGCTGTGATAGTGGATCCGTCCGCGGCTTCTTTTATCGAGTGTATCCGCCGTCACGGAAGATTCAGCGTTATCAAGGCGAGGAACGAGGTAACGGACGGGATAAGACGCACTGCCGAGGCTTTCAGGACGGGCGATATAAAAATAAACGACTGCTGCCAGTCGGCTATCAACGAGTTTGCCGCTTACCGCTGGGACGACAGGTCCGCGGACGACAAGCCGATAAAGGAATACGACCACGCGATGGACGACATACGCTATTTTGTCAATACGATAAAGACAACGAAAGCCCGCGCCGGCAGTAAATCAGCGCTGGGCATATACTGATAAAGCAAAGGAGGAGCAAGGCTTGTTTACAATTTCACGCGGCAGGGATATAACGATCGGACTGGCGGTAAATTTTATACGGAACCATCACGACAATGCGGTTCCAAGGCTTGAAAAGCTGAAAAGCTATTACGACGGAAAGCATAAAATATGCGGCAGGGTAAAAGCGGCGGACCTCGCGAACAACAGGATAGTTATAAACCACGCGAGCTATATAGCGAATATCGCAAGCGGCTATCTTGCCGGAACTCCGGCGTCGTATAAATTTCCGGAGGGCGATATCAGCCCGATCACCGACATTCTGAAAAAGGCGGACAGTCCAACCGAGGACAGCGATCTTGCTCTGGACTGCTCAGTATACGGGCGGTCGTTTGAGCTTATGTATATGTCAGACGACGAGAAGCCCGTTCCTAAGCTTGCAAAGATCGACCCACGCTCAGCGTTTGTCGTTTATGACGATACGGTGCTTCATAAGCCGCTGTTCGGCGTTACCTATTACCCCGTCTTTAACGATAACGGTATGCACGAGGGGTATATGTGCAGCCTTTATACAGCCGATACGATCGCTCCGTTCAGGACGGATACCGGATTTACGGTAACGGAAGAGGGAGAGGAGGAGGCTCATCATTTTCTCAGCGTTCCGCTTAATGAGATATACAATAACCAAAGCTGTCAGGGTGATTTCGAGCAGGTGATTTCCCTTATAGACGCGTACGATCTGCTGATGAGCGACCGGGTAAACGACAAGGAGCAGTTTGTAAACGCCCTGCTGCTGATAACCGGCTCTGTTCTCGGCGACGACAGCAGCGAAAAGAGCGAGACCTATCAGGCGGTCAAGGATAACGGTATTCTGGAGCTTCCGAGCGACGCTAAGGCCGAGTATCTTATAAGGCAGTTTGACGAAGCAAGCGTTGAGATACTCCGAAACGCGATAAAAAAGGATATACATACGATCTCAAACGTACCTGATATGTCCGACGATAATTTCGGCGGAAACGTGTCCGGCGTTGCCATGGCGTACAAGCTGCTGGGCTTTGAGCTTATGACAAAGACGAAGGAACGTTTTTTCAAGGAGGGACTGAGATATCGTCTGAAGCTTATAGCCAACGTGCTTTCAAAGCGAAATATAATAATCGATACCGACAGTATAGAGATCGTCATGCCGAGGACGCTGCCTCAGAATACCGCCGAGCTGGCGAATACCGTAGCGGCGCTGTCCGGACTGGTTTCGCAGGAAACGCTTCTGTCACAGCTGCCGTTTGTTGAAAATCCGGCGGAGGAGATAAAAAAGCTCAGAGAGGAAAATCAGAAAGCTCTGGAATATCAGCGGTCGGTGTTCAGCCTGAGAAGCGACGGTGCGGAAGATGAAAGCAAGGAGCGGTGATTACTGGCGGGAGCGGGCAGAAAAGCGAATGGACGAGGCTGTTTTAAAAGCGGATTCGATAGCGGACAGGATCGGGACGGCATATCTTGAAGCCTTAAGGGATATACAAAAAAGGCTTGACAGCGTATTCAGGAATTTTTCCGCCGGAATTTCCGAAGCCGAAGCCAGGCGCGTACTTCAAAGCGTTAAGGAGCCTGATGTTATTAAACGGCTTGAAAAGGCTGTCGGCAGGATAGAGGACGCGGAGAAAAGGGCTTTAATTCTTGCCCAGATAAACGCTCCGGCTTACAGGGCAAGGATAGACAGCCTGAATACGCTTGCGGACAGCGTTAAATCAGTATGTGAAAAGATCGGCGGCAAAACGCTGGAGCTGATGGATTCAGAACTGTCGGAAATAGCCGAAAGCGCTTATTACAGGAGTATTTTCGATACACAGAAGGGAACGGGGCTGGGCTTTTCGTTCGCGTTGCTTTCACAGGACAGGATCAATGAAATACTGCTGACCAGCTGGAGCGGCAAACACTATTCCGAGCGTATCTGGGACAACTCCGAAAAGCTTGCCGAGGCTGTACAGGAAATACTTCTCAACGGCTTTCTGACCGGAAAATCCAGCGGCAGAATGGCAAGCGATCTGCAAAAAAGAATGCATTCGTCCTACAGCCGAAGTCTGACGCTTATAAGGACGGAGGCGAGCTACATCGCCAACGGCGCCGAGCTTGAAAGCTACAGAGAGAGCGGCGCGGAAAAATACCGGTTTGTCGCCACGCTTGACCTGAGAACTTCCGAGATCTGCCGGAGCCTTGACGGAAACGAGTATTCTCTTGCCGAAGCCTGTCAGGGTGAAAACTTTCCTCCCATGCACCCCCGCTGCCGTTCTACGACAGTTCCGGCGCTGTCAGACGAGGTAATGGCTGATATGAAGCGGCGGGCAAAGGACCCCGTTACAGGAAAGCCTGTGACGGTTCCGGCGGATATGACCTATAAGGAGTGGTACGGCAGATATGTTAAGGGAAGAGCCGAGGCTGAGGCAAATGAAAAGGCGGTCAGAAATCTTTCCTCCGACAGAAAGCAGTTTGAGAGGTACAAAAGGCTGCTGGGAAAGGAAATGCCGCGGACGCTTGAAGAGTTTCAGCGGATCAAATATTCTGACGGCAACGGGTATGGGGTTTTAAAGGCGCAGGCACGAAAAGCGGCGGTTGACAAATCGCAGAAAAGTGGTATAATAAAGGCAGGGGAAGTGAGAAAATTGGAGCAGGCTAAAAAGAGAAATCATAAAATATACATAACCGATATGGCAATAGATAAGGTTAATAAAGTAAAGTTGTCTGATTTTTCACAAAAACAAATTGACGATATGCAGATCAAGCATAAAGATTTGCTGAAAATTGCAAAAGAAAAGAATGACAGCAATGAAGTTTTGTTAATAAATGATTTGAATTTAAGAAGCGAGGTTCAAATATTTGGTGACGAATTTGTTGTTTCACCTGCAAAAAATCCATTTGCCGTTTCTGTTATCGGAAACGCTCAACGCAGATCGCTCATATATATGCACAATCACCCCAGCACGAATAATTTTTCAGTAGCGGATATTGATACTTTTATCTGCGAGGGTGCGATAAAAGTAATGTCGGTTATAACTAATCAAGGCGAAGTTTATATTTTGAATAAGAAATCAGAATATGAATATAATAAAGCGAGAAATCTAATGGCAGAAATCTTTAATTCATTTAACAATGAAGAAATGGATAATAACGAATTTGTCAGAAGATTTCTTAAGCAGTGCCATAAAGGAGGTATAGAATATGCTAAATCCAAATAGACCTATTAAAATTATTGACGACCGTCCGAAAAGCAAAGAAGAGATAGCAAAAATGATTGAGCATATGTTCAATACAGACGAGGACGGAAACCCGGAAAAAGATAAGAATGACAGAGAAACCGCATAGTTTTTTAACCGCTTCGCTCAGGCGAGGCGGTAATTTTATGCCTGTTTGCAAATAAAATACGGATATAAGCGCTTTGCGTTACGCAGGGCGCTTTTATTATACACAAAATCAAGAAAGCGAGGTAAAACCCTATGAAGACACACGGAATCAGGATACCGATGCAGTTCTTTGCGGAGGATTCTCCTGCTGACGAAAACGGCGGACAGCCTGACGTTACTCTTGAACAGGTTTTCAGCGCGTTCAGTCCGGAGGATATCCTCGGAGCTGACAGCATGAAAGCCGCTTTGGAGAAGCACACAAAGACAGCTGCTGAAAAGGCTGTTTCACAAGCAAGGAAGGTATGGGAGAAGGAACAGCTTGAAAGTCTGGGCGAAAGCAGGAAGCTTGAGAAAATGAGCGAAGCCGAAAGGGAGAAATACCGATTTGAAAAGGAAAAAGCGGAATTTGCAAAGCAAAAGGCGGAGTTTGAGCGTTCGCAGCTTGAAATTTCGGTAGGCTCCGAGCTTCAGAAAAGGGGGCTTCCCGCCGTATTCGCCAAGTATCTTACCGCTGATAACGCGGAAAACTCCAAGGCGCGGCTGGACGAATTTGAACAGGCGTTCAATTCCGCTCTTTCAGCGGCTGTGGATTCAAAGCTGAGGGGCGGCGCTCCGCCGAAAGCGCCGGAGCCGAAGAGCGGGCTTACAAAAGAGGCGTTTGCGAAGATGGGATATTCCGAACGGCTTAAGCTGAAAAAGACCGATCCCACAAAATATAACGAACTGAAAGGATGATTTATTTATGAACAACGGAGGCATTAAAATTTCAATGCAGTATTTTGCCGATGAAACTACTAAGATCTCTGATCTTATCGACCCTGAGGTCATGGCGGATATGATCTCCGCGAAGATCCCGAATAAGATCGTCGTCGCGCCGTTTGCAAAGGTAGACAAAACTCTTTCCGGAGTTCCGGGGGATGAGATAACCATACCGCAGTACAGTTACATAGGCGACGCCGCGGACGTAGCCGAGGGAGTTGCCGCTGAAACGGTAAAGCTTCAGGCAAGCACAACTAAGGCAAGGGTCAAGAAAGCGATGAAAGCGGTTGAGCTTACGGATGAGGCTGTTCTGAGCGGCTATGGCAATCCCGTAGCGGAAGCCAACAGCCAGCTTGCCAGCGCTATCGCCGCGAAGCTGGATAACGACGCCATGGACGCGCTTCAGACGGCTCAGCTTGCATATGACGGCTCGGCGGCAGCGATCAAATACACCGGAGTGGTAGACGCTATTGATCTGTTTGACGAGGAAGTCAACACAGATAAGGTCATGTTTGTTCACCCAAAGCAGGTCACTCAGCTCAGAAAGGACAGCGATTTCGTTTCCGCGGACAAATATCCCGGCAGCGTGGTAATGACCGGAGAGGTCGGAATGATCGCGAATACCAGGATAGTTCCGTCGAGAAAGGTACCGCTGCATACCGAATGGTACAGGTTTGACGAAAGCGGAACGGTAACGGTAAGCGATTCCAATATTGCCGAGATCCGCAAGACTCTCCCGTCGGCGGAAATTGACGATAAGGTCACAAAAGTCACTACGCCCTGCTATTTCTGTCCTATAGTCAAGCTGAATCAGGACGGCGAAACGGAAGAAGAGGTCTCGGCTCTTACCGTTTACCTGAAGCGCGACACCAACGTTGAGGCCAGCAGGGTATCGCTCGCGAGAAAGACCGATATTTCAGCGGACAAGCACTATACCGTAGCGCTGTCGAACCAGTCGAAGGTCGTTCTGGCTAAGTTTAAGAAGTAAGGCGGGTGAGAATGGATACACGTCAGCTAAAACGGCTTAAGCTCCGCGCCGGCGAAAGCGACGAGGAGCTGCTTTGCGATCTGCTTGAAGCTGCTGAAAACATCATCAAAGCCAGACGCTATCCTTGCTCCCCATGGCCGGAAACGCTTGAATCCCGCTATGCAGATCTTCAGGTAAGGATAGCCCTTGATCTGTACAATAAACAGGGGGCGGAGGGAGAAACCGCGCACAGCGAAAACGGGGTCAGCCGTACCTACGGCGCGGAAAATGTTTCAAAGGATCTGCTTTCAGAAATAATCCCTAAGGCAGGCGTTATAAAGCATGAGAGATCTTAAACGGAATCAGAGCGTTGTTTACTATAGGAACTATGCCGGAAGCAGCGAGGAGATAACCGACGAGTACGGCAACGTTACAGGGTCGTACAAGAAAAAATACGGCGAGTTAAAAGCTGTGATGATGTCGGTTTCCGGCAGCAAGGGCAGCGCGGAATGTCAGACCTTCGGCGTTGCTCTTGACTACGACCGCACCCTTGCGACCTCGGATACCTCCTGTGATATAAACGAGAGCAGCATACTCTGGCTGGACGGCGCTGATACTTCAGAGCCGCATAATTACGAGGTAAGGGGGCGATCGGCAACGATAAATCAAATACAGCTGGCTGTAAAAAGGGTGGATATAAGTGACTGATATTAAAATATCGCTGTCAACCGGCGGAATCAGGAAGGCCGCGGCGCGGCTTAAAGCCTACAGAGAAGCCGTTGATAAAAAGTCCGGACTTCTGATACAGAAATTGACGGAGCGCGGACTTAGCATATCCAGAGCGGTTATTGCAGAGCTGGGCATAAACGATACGGGAAATCTGCTGAACTCGGTGGACGGATACTACAGTCCTTCGTTAAATGCCGGTTTTATAAGGGTAAGCTGTGATTATGCCTGCTTTGTTGAATTCGGGACCGGCGTGATCGGCAAGGGAAAGCCATATCCTGCCGGCAGGATAATGGCGGAAGCAGGGTACCGTTACATGGGCGGCACCCATTACGTTTCCCTGCTTGACGGAAGGGTAGGCTGGTATTATCCGGTCGATGACGGAAGGTCATGGAGATTTACACAGGGTATGCCGTCGCGTCCTTTCATGTATGAAACCGCGCAGGATATGCGCAGAAATTTAGAAAAAACCGTAAAGGAGGTGTTTGATTGATAGACGTAGAAAACGAGGTCTTTAATAACGTCGCCGTTCCGCTTCGGGAGCATTTTGAAGGCATATATGTAGTCGGTGAAAATACTTCGGAGCCCAGCCGCTTTCCGGCGGTTTCAATTATTGAAAAGAGCAGCGCTGTAGATGAAAAATCCATAGACAGCGGCAGTATTGAAAATTACGCCGACGTTATGTATGAGATCAACGTATACAGTAATCTTGAATCGGGTAAAAAACAGCAGGCGAAAGCTATCGTCAGCTTTATTAACGATCAGTTTGACAGCATGGGCTTTGTCCGCCAGTTCTGTGAACCGATAGACAATGCGGCGGATCCGACAGTTTACCGCATGACTGCAAGATTTGTCGGAAAAGCAGACGTACAGAAAAACATTTACAGAAAGTAGAGGTAATTTATTATGGAAAAAACAACTATCAACACATATTTGTATGCAAAGAAAACAACCGGCTCGGACTTTGAGAAGCTTGTTGACATAACAAGCTATCCCGACCTCTTTTCAGCCCCTGAAAAGCTCGACATTTCGGATCTTTCAAGCAAGCAGAAAAAGTATACGGACGGAATGGTGGATCTGCCCGATTATGAATTCGGAGCCAACTACACCAAGACCGCGTACGACAAGGTCAAGGCTATGGAAAACGACGACACGATACAGTTCCAGATCAGATTCGGCGCGGACGGCGAATACGGCGCGTGGGGCTGGACCGGTTCCGTTTTCGTGAACGTAAAGGCTGGCGAGGTCGGCGGAAAGCGCGAAATGACCGTTACCTGCTATCCGAAGACCGACATAACGGAAGCGGAAATTTCTTAATTAAAAACGGAGGGAAAATATTATGTCAAAGACAGTTAATTTTGAATACGAGGGCAGAACCTACAAGCTGGGCTTCAACCGCAAAACCGTAAAACAGATGGAAAGCGAGGGCTTTAATTTTGAGGAGTTCAAAACCAAGCCTCTGAGCTGTATTTCCGACCTGTTCGCCGGAGCGTTCAGGCTTAATCACAGATTTACAAAGAGAGAGCTTATCGACGAAATACACGCCTCCCTGAAAGATAAGGAAGGGCTTAATCAGGCGCTGATGGATATGTATTCCGAAACTCTCACAAGCCTTATGTCAAACGCCGCTGACGAAGAGGAAACCGAAAATTTGATTTCCTGGAGCGTGGCAGAGCAGTAGACCGCGGCTCCGTAAAATCCTACACTGAAATATTCAACGAATGTTTTCCCTTCTATTTGTCCATAGGAATGACCTGTGAGGAGTTCTGGGAGGGCGACAGCGCTCTCCCTGCTTTTTACAGGAAAGCCTATGAGCTGAAGCAGAAAACCTTATACAATGAAATGAATTTCAGCGCATGGCTTCAGGGAAGATATACGGCCGAGGCAATTTCTGCTTGCTTCGGAAAGCGCTGCGCATATCCCGAAAAGCCCTACGAGCTGGGAAGAGAGGAAACCAAGCGCAGTCAGGAAGAAATAATGATCGAAAACGCAGAGCGTTTCAGGGCTCTGGTAGAGGCTAAAAATAAGCATATGAAAGGAAGGTGAAAGGAATGGGAGAAGTAAGCATTGACAAGCTGAGTATTGAAATATCCGGCAACGCGGATAAGGCTGTAAAGTCGTTGGATAAGCTTACGGCGTGTCTGGAAAGGCTGGAAAAGTCGATAGAAAACTGCAAGGGGCTGAACACGGTTTCCCGGCAGATCGAAAAGCTGACGGCGGCAGCCGCCAGAATACAGGGCGGTAAGCTCAAAGAATTATCCGCGTACATAGACAAGCTTTCGGCGTCAAAGCCCCCAAGCTTTGAGAGGCTTATCGGACAGATCGAAAGACTGTCCGCGGCGGCTTCAGGAGTAAGCGGAACGGAAAGGCTTGCTCAGAACATCTTGGATATAGCGGACGCGGTCAAGCCGCTTGAAACTATAGAAAAGACCAATTTGGGCTCTGTAGTCGGCTCGCTCAGGAAGATACCCGAATTTATCAAGGCTATGGACACCTCCGCGCTTGATGATTTCAAAAATTATATAGAGCGAATAACCGAAGCCTTAAAACCGCTTACTACGGAAGTACGCAAGTCCGAAAAGGGACTGGAATCGCTTAACGGAATAATGCAGTCTGTAGTTGCGGAAAACGGAAATCTTGCTTCCAACAACGCAGTATCGGTAAAATCCTATACATCGCTGTCTTCCGTTCTCAAAGACGTAAAGGTGAAAATACTGGCGTGCTCTTACGCGTTATACAAGCTTGCGGGTTCTATGTACGGCTGGTTCAAGGAGAGCAACGATTATATCGAAAATCTCAATCTTTTTACGGTCGCCATGGGAGACGCCAGCGAGGAGGCCTTAAACTACGCGGAAAAAGTAAGCGGCGCTCTTGGAATAGATATGTCGGAATGGATCAGAAATCAAGGCGTGTTCAAGCAGGTGACCTCCGGCTTCGGGGTAGCTGCCGAGCAGTCTAATCTCATGTCCAAAAACCTTACGCAGCTTGGCTATGACATATCTTCGTTCTTCAATATCGATATAGATGAAAGTATGCAGAAGCTTCAGAGCGGTATTTCCGGCGAGATCGAGCCTCTCAGGCGGTTAGGCTATGCCCTTGATACGGCTACGCTTCAGCAGGTCGCTTATAATCTGGGTATAAGCCAAAACATAAACCAGATGACGCAGGCTCAGAAATCTCAGCTGAGATACATTGCAATAATGCAGCAGTCCTCCAACGCGATGGGGGATATGGCGCGGACGGTCGCCACTCCCGCGAATTCTATACGTATTCTTGAGCAGCAGTTTACTCAATTAAAAAGAGCGCTGGGAAACATCGTCAGCGTTGTCGCGGTAAAGCTGATTCCGTATATTCAGGTCGCGATAAGGCTTCTTACCGACCTTGCGCAAAGCCTTGCGGAAAGGTGGGGCTTTGAAATGCCTCAGATAGACTATTCCGCTATGGGCGACGGTCTGAGCAATGTTACCGACGAGGCTGACATCGCGGCGGAAAGCGTGCAGGAAACCGTTAAGGAAATGCAGAGGCTTGCGGGATTCGACGAAATAAACGTGCTTTCCAGCGGCGCGGGAAGCGGTTCAGAAACCGTAAGCGCAGCGGGCGGCAGTGATCTGGGTGTTGAACTGCCTGAATATGACTTTCTGGCAGGACTGGACGAGCAGACCGACGAGCTTTATCAGCAGGCTAAGAAAAAAATCAAGGAGTTTACCGATAAAGTCAGGTCGCTTTACGAATGGTTCAAAAAGAACAAAAAAATCGTCGGAGATTTGCTTAAGCTGCTCGCGCTGCTCTGGGCGGTATCAAAGCTTAAAAAGCTGATAGATAAGGTCCATGAACTCTATAAGTGGTTTAAGGAGCTTAAGATTATCAAAACCGCTAAAAAGTGGCTGGATATTTTTATTACTGGTTTTAAAAAATCTGAGGCTGATACTTTCTTCGGAAAACTTTCAGGCGGGTTTAAAAGTATTTCAGACGAAGTAAAGAAATTCAGGGATAAATTAAGTCCTGTGCAAAAATTACTCGGCACTATCGTCGGAACTGTTGTTGCAAGCTACGGAAGCTATAATCTTTTTTATGATCTGGCAGGCGATACGCTTACCTGGAAATCGGCTCTTGTTGACAGCGCTGAAATTGTCGGCGGTCTTGCCGCTTCGTGGATTTTCGGAGGAGGTAAGGGGCTGGCTGTAGGATTTGTGGCAACTGCTTTCTCTGGATTGTATGGCTGGATAAAGAAATGTGTTGAAGCGTCTGAGGAAGCGTATTTGAAGATAAGCGGACTGTCTGATAATGGCGGAGTTAAGGTATCTGATTTAACGCAAATGTTTTCAGATCAGTACAACCAAATAATAGAAACGTCAGATAAAATTCAAGAGTACAAACAAACAATTTCAGATAATGACGGTACAATCAGTACGGCTATTGAAAATGTTGAGAATTTCAACACTGCTTTCGGCGACGGTAAAAATGCAATGTCAGAGGAAGATTTAGAATATATAACAGGACAGTTTGAAACAATCGCCAAGTCGGTAAAGGATAATGTCGGAACGGCTACGCAAAGTATTCTCGAGTCATTTTCAGATAAAATAAAACAAGTAGCTGACAATATCGGCATAGATCTGAGCAAAGTTATTTCCAGTTTAAAGGGTTTTGAATCCGAAATGAAATCAAATGTTGACGAAGCCGAAACAATCGTAACCAATTATCAGCAAATGCTTTTTGACGGAATAACTCCAACGGCTGAACAGACCAATGAATATGAGAGAGCATACAGTTATCTTATTGACAAAACACGGACGCAGTCAACCGAATTATCAAATGCAAAAGAAGAAATGCAAAATGCGATAGACTTTTCAAAGCTTGATTTTGAGAATCCTGAAACCTTTGAAAAAAGCATGGAGGATTTGAATACTAAAACCAAAGAGGCTTTACAAGCTGTTAAAGATACTTACAAAACCAGCAGTGATGCGCTAGAAGAATTTTATACAGAAATTCAGCTGCAATATAGGCATGGGTTCCTCTCAGATGATCAATATGCCCTTGCTATGCAAACATATGAGGAAACAAAACAAATCTTGAAAGCGGATATGGAACAGAGCAAAAAAGATATAAAGACTGATCTTGCTACTTTAACAGGCGCTATACAGTCTGAATATGATAGGGCTATTGACGACATAGCAACTTATAAAGCAGAGTTGGCTTTCAAGTCAAATGGCAAAAGTGTTGAAGAGGTAAAAAAATACAACCGAGACTCTTGGAACGCAGAATATGAGTTGCAAAAGAGCTATGTAAAAAGAGTTTTTGGCGATTTACAGGACACAATTGATATTGCTACTAAGGATTTGGATATATCCCCCGATATATCGTTGGGAGAAGCATGGCTTTCACAAATGAGTGAAAACGAAAAGGCAGCATTTCCAAGTGTTATTGTGGAAGAAAATGAACGCTTAAATTTAATAAATGAAAATAGAGTAAAGCATATGAATTACAATCTTGAAAAGCTTGGAATAAACACCAGTTCAAAATTAAAAGAATCTATTAATTTTAACTCAGTAATGCAAAGCGCTGAAAAAGTTGCATATACTTTTGGTTTAGGTTTAAAAAATGGTGAAGGTTCAATAATTGAAAGACTGATTCAAATTAGTTCTTATCCTAATTCTATTTTCAACAATCCATTAACTTGGACAAATACTATGGAAACTGCCAACAAAAACGGTCAATCCGTCGGCTACTCCTCCGTAACCGGAATGGCCGCGGGATTTTCTATGGGTAATGCCCTTGCGGCGGGAGCTGTAAACGGAGTTATGCAAAGCGTAAAACTCGCGGTGGACAGCGTAAATCTGTCATCTCAGGGATATAACGCAATGCAGACGTACAGCGGCGGTTTCAGCAGCAGTAAAAATATGTTCTTTGAAAATCTTTTAGGAATAGGAAATGAAGTAGCTTCATACTTTAACATCGACCTGACAGAAACAGGAAAAGGCATCGGCGGTACTCTTTCTAAGGGCTTTTCCGACGGAAGTATTTCCTTAATTGATATGTATAACAAAATTCTTGGAAAATCAGAGGAATTTTCTGTTCAGATGATGAATGCCTACAACGACGCGGTCCCGATATATCAAAAGATGATAAACGGAATCAGCATAGCGGCAGGCGCGGGAATGTCGGCCGCGAATATAGATTATGTAAGCTATACGGCGAAAGGCAGGCGCATAAAAGGATATGCTGACGGCGGATTCCCCGATTACGGCGAGCTCTTCATAGCCAACGAACGCGGACCCGAGCTGGTCGGACAGATAGGCGGCAGAACGGCTGTGGCGAACCAGGGGCAGATAACCGACGCGATTTATTCGGCGGTTCTTGACGCAATGCGTATGTCCGGCAAGGGTACTTCTCAGGGTCAGGGAGACGTCAATGTCTACATAGACAGCGACGAAGTTGCGGCAAGAGTTGAATACAGACAGTATACGAAATCAAAGAGGCTGGGAGGTTAAAATGGTTATCTGGCTGAAAATAAACGGAACGCAGGCTCCCACGCCGAGGACCTGCAAGGTAGGGCGTTATGATCTGGACAGCGAGAACACGACCAGAAACGAAAAGGGAGTTCTTCACCGCGACCGGATACGCTCGGGTACATACAAGTGCGAATATACATGGAGACTTACAACGTCCGAGCTTTCGGACCTGACCTCACTGCTTTCCTCCGAAACCTTTACGGCGGAGTTTTACGATCTCACTACGAATACATACCATACCTGTACCATGTACGCCGGAGACAGAACGGCGGATACGGTGCTCAGCAGGGACAGCGCGGGCGGCGTACTTGTGGATTATTCGTGCAGTTTAATTGAATGTTAGGGGGCGGTGAAAATGATACAAACGCCGAGCAATTATCAGAACAGGATAGTTTCAGAGGAGTTCGAGGGCAGCATAACCCTGTCCGGCGGAACAAACCTCGGCATAAGCAGCGACAATATAGTACAGAACTCGGTAACGCTTACAGAAAGCTGCTGCAGCGGCTCCTTTATGGTAGGCGGAGTTATCTCAAATCAGCTTGATATGGCTTTGATACTTGAAGATCCGTCAAGCCTGCGGATACAGCAGGGCAGCGCTGTATATCTGGTGAAAAGATATATTCTTGACGATGACGACGAGGTCGAATTCTGTCTGGGGCATTTTATCATTGATATTTCAAGCATAAAAAAGACGGCGAATACCATGTCCTTTACGGCATATGACTATATGTCCGTACTGGACGCGCCGATAAAATCACAGGAAGCGCAGGTGCTGCGAAGGCAGATACCCTCCAGATTTCTGCTCTATATCACGAGCCATTTCAGCTCGTATCTTTCGCCGGGATACACTGAGGCTGAAATACTGTCGCTTCCGAACGGAGGGGAAAAGTTCACCTACGAATACAAGGATAACGATACCTACAGGGATCTGCTGGGCTGGGTGGCTCAGCTGCTTGGGGTATACTTCCGTATCGACAGGCAGACGAATACTTTCAATTACGGACGCTTTGCCGCGAGTACGGCGCCGTCGTTTATCATCAACGGGGACAACGCTATCAAGAGAAGCATTTCCGATACGCGGGTCAGGATAACGGGAGCAAGATTCGGCGATTTTCAGGTGGGTGAGGACGGGGTCCTCATTGACCTTACAAACAATCCGCTCCTGCCCAACAAGGCTCAGAACAGCGGAGATGAACAGTATGTAGAGGCGGTATTCAACGCGGTAAAGAATATCGATCTGTATACGGCGGAGATCGCCTGGTTCGGCGATCTTGCGGTAGAACCGGGGGACCGCTTTACATATCTCGTAGGAGAGGGGGCTTCAACAAAAGCCTACACGGTAACGGTAATGGAAACGATCTGGCGTTCGCGCGGCAGCTGCACGATACGTTCTTTCAGCTTGACGGGAGACGGAAAGTCTGCCGTAGGCGGCGGAAGCGGGACGGGTCTTTCAAACGGGGGCGGCAACAACTATTTCTATTTCGCGGCTAAGGCAAATCTGCCGTCCTCCGGCTTATACGGCAGGCTGTATGTCGTTACCGACGAAAACGTTATCTACCGGTGGTCTGAAAAAGGCTATGTAAACGCCGCTCAGACTTCGGGAACGGAGGTAATAACGCTTGCAAGCTCCGCGGCGTATGCAAACAAGGCTCTGTCGCTGCCGTTTACGCCGAACGCGAACACACGAATAGCGGGAAGCCTGAGATATGCCGGTTCGCCTAACCCGTCAAGATATTATGTTCTTTCATTCTGCTATATATCGTCGAAGATATACGCGAATATATGCAGCCCTCAGTACACCGGACCGTCCGGCTCGCTTCCGGCGGGGACTTACTATGTTGACTGGACGGTTCTGGACCGTGGAGAAGCCGCTGTGTCAGCCGCCAGCTATGAAGCCGAAGCCGCCGATTCAGAAAGCGAAAATATCAGCGGCGCCGAAAGCGGTATTGCCGAAGCGGAAGGCGGTACCGCGGAGGTTGAAGCGGGTGTCACGGAATGATATAAATATACCGCCTGTCCGACCGGGCAGGCGGTATAAATCAGTTTAATTTATTAGAATTCCAGATATATAATATCGCTGTCAAAGGAATCGTCCCAATCGTCCCAGTTGAAAATGTGGAATGAAAACTCAACATTTTCTATACTGGTGATATTATTTTCCTCAAGCTCAGATGACCTAAGCGTGATGCCGTCGTTGATTTTCTTTCCGGCAGAAACTTCCGCTGAAATACTACCGTTGATCATGAAGCCGTTTGCTGAAAAATCCCGCACTTGAACTGTATATTTTTTATCCGTATTATTTTCAATAAGCAGTTTTATCTCAGAACCCCAGAAGTCGTCATAATCCAATCCCTTATATGTTATCTTGATTCCGTTAGCGTCATAAAGAACGATATTCTCGGGTACGTCTGCTGAAGTGGTTGTAGTCGTTGTTGTGGTTGTGGTGGTCGTTTCCTTAGTCGCAAGGGTGGTTTTTTCTTTCTTGGTGGTTACCGTTTCCTTTTTCTTAAAATAAGATAATTTGTAGGGCATAGAATTGTATACTATTTTATTCAGCGATATGCTTGGCAAATTTTGTATATCTGAAACGCCTTCATATGTACCGAAAATAGTTATCTCGTTATCGCCGAATTTGTCGGACATTCTTACTAAATCCGGAATTTCGTCAAATGTAATCAGCCAGTTTTTATTCTCTGAGGTGACTTTTAGCCCTAATGCTCCATATTCTGTTACTTTGCCGTTAATATACACTTTATCTCCGGAATTGTTTTTGTCGGCAGGCCATTTTGCATAAGTAAATCCATCTATATCGGCGTAAGAGGCGCTGTCGGAATCGGCGTAAGAGGCGCTGTCGGATATAGACGGATCGGAAAAAGAACTGTTTTCAGCTTCGCTTGATTCCGATTTTTCGCAGGAAACCATTCCCGCGCATAAGCATAATGTCAGGACTAAAGTAAGAAGTTTTGTCATATTCTTTGCCTCCTATAATTCAACTTTCTTTTTGAGAATCGACATTCTCTATCGTTACATAAACGGCTTCAATTTTCGGCGCCTTGGCGTTTGTTCCCAGAACGGTTTCTCCCTCTATGAATCCGGCGCTTTCTCCCCAAATCGTAACGGTATCGCCTTCAAGGATACGTTTGCCGTTGCTTTCAAAGGAAAAGATAATGTAATCAGCGTCGTCATTAACGGAAAGTCTGTAAATCCCGTCCTGAATTTCCTGTAGGACCTCTCCCGAAAAAGTGAAATATTCCCCTGATCTGGCGTTACCGTCCCTGGCTATTTCTTCGTACGCAACCGATTGGCACAGCTCCTTGTATTCCGATTCGGTATACTGAGCGGCATTGGATCGGACATCGCGTTTTTCCTTGGCTTTTTTGTATCCGCCGCGTATACCGGGAATTATCCAGATCATTAATACGGCGGCCGCTATAATAAATACAAACGCGCCTAAACAGCCGCTTGCGGTAATGGCGCTGCCGCGTTTTCTTTGATTGGTACTTGACGGAGGAACGGGAATTTCATAGCCTGAAGCCTCTTGTTGCTGAAAGTTATTATCGTCTATTGGTTTATAATTTTTTTGCGGCGCTTGACGCTGCTTACTTTTATATAAAAGATAATATATGCCAAGCGCAATTATTAAAACAGGGATTAAAAGATAAAATACAAAATCCATTGATAGCTCTCCTATAAATTCAAGAAAGAGTGACAGCTATAAAATCTGGATCTGTATATATTACATAACTGCGAGCTTTTTCAGCTGCTTTATCTGACTGCTGATTGTTATAAGAAGCTTTAAAAAAAGAAATAAATAAGATTACCATAGTTAAGATTATAATAGCTCCGACTATCCACCATAAAACATTAGCGCCGGTTTTTACTTTTTTAGTCGTATTATAAATACTAACATGGGATTTTTCTTTTAAAAAATCTCTTGTTTCTCCGCATGAAATACATTTTGAAGAACGATATGAATTTCGATTTTTGCAATTATAACAAGTCCAATATGTAGAACCGCAGGATACGCAGGCCTCTGAATCGTTATCGTTTATATTTCCGCATTTACTGCATTTCCAACTCATAAAATTTACTCCCTTCAATTATTTTATTTTCTATTTGAATCTTGCATAAAATACAGCTTTATAATTCTCATCGAACCACACTCCGTCGCTTATATCGCTTATATGAGGCTCTTCTCCATAATTCAGTGTTGTAAAAGCACATATATAGTTATTTTGGCTGTCATAACAAGAGAAATCGGCAATTTCGGCTTTATAAGTATCTGCTACTGATTTAATCGTATCTATTAGGAAATCAACGTTATCTTCAACATTGTCTTCATTAAATGTTATAGATACCTTATATTTTTTTAGTTCAGAGCCGCTGTCTGAGCCGTCTGTTATAATTAATTTATCTCCGTTTTGAAAAGACATCTCAAACGGCAAATCTGGTATATACTCGGAGGTTACAGATGAATTATCTGATATTTTTGTGGAGCTGACTAATATTTGCTTATTGTCATTGTTTTCACAAGCGCACAAACTAATACAAAAAATAAAGAAAAACAAAAATACGATTGACTTTTTCATTCTATGTTCCCCTAAAAATTATTATACTGGTATTTTACCATAAATATTTACATAAATCAACAGATAATCGAAAATTGCACAATGTAAACAAATAAGTAAAGATAATTTTGTGCAGATTTCAAACACGAATATCAGCGTTCCGAACAATCGGGACGCTTTTATTATATCTAAAAATATGCTATGAAAGGGTGTTCTCTATGAAGCTGATGATCAGTACCGGCTGTAAAGTCCGGGCTGAACCGGATTTTCAGTTCGCAGGCTGAAAATATATCAAGAAAAATCACAAAGAAACGGAGTGAACCAATATGACCGAATTAAAAGCGGCGGCGCTTGCCGTTGTCGGAACGATAGGGGGCGGTATAGCCGCCCTGTTTGGAGGCTGGACCAGCGCAATGACGACGCTGATAATCTTTATGGTGGTCGATTACATAACGGGGCTGATAGTAGCGGGGGTGTTCAAGAAATCGGGCAAGTCGGAAAGCGGCGCGCTTGAAAGCAGAGCCGGCTTCAAAGGGCTTTGCCGCAAGGGGATGATACTGCTTATCCTGCTGGTGGCTTGCAGGCTGGACATCGCTCTGGGCACCGCGTACATCAAGGACTGCGTATGCATAGCGTTTATCGCGAACGAGACCCTTTCCATAATCGAAAACGCCGGACTTATGGGAGTACCAGTCCCCGAGATAATCACAAAGGCGATAGATGTGTTGAAAAATGAAGATAAGAATAAGTAAAACGGAGGTATAAATATGAAAACTAAAGGAATAGACGTATCATACTATCAGGGCGAGGTAGACTTCAAAAAAGTAAAGGCGGCGGGTATTGATTTTGTAATAATCCGCGCCGGCTACGGAAACGCTTTGGCATATCCTAAGCAGATCGACCCACGTTTCGAGGAATACTACAAGAACGCTAAAGCGGCAGGACTTAATGTCGGAGCGTACTGGTACAGCTATGCGGACAGCGTTGAAGCGGCAAAGCAGGAAGCAAAATCATGTCTTGCCGCGATAAAGGGTAAAACTTTTGAAATGCCGATTTTCTTTGACTTGGAGGAACAGAAGCAGTTCGCGAAAGGCAAAAGCTTCTGTGACAGCATAGTAAAAGCTTTTTGTAACTCGCTTGAGGAGGCGGGATATTTTACAGGGCTTTATATCAGCCGTTCGCCTTTGCAGACATATATATCCGCCGATGTAGCTGAACGCTACGCGCTGTGGATAGCCGAATACAGCAGCAAATGCAATTACAGCGGAAGCTACGGCATATGGCAGTACAGCAGCAAAGGAAAAGTAAGCGGTATATCCGGCAACGTGGATTGCGATTACTGCTATGTTGATTACCCGACGACGATCAAAAAAGGCGGCTTTAACGGATTTAAAAAAGCTTCGTCCTCATCGTCTGCCAAACCGCAGACCTCGGCTAAGTCTTATACAAAGGGCACGCAGATAACGCTTAAAAATACGACCTTGTACGTTTCCGCGACAGCCAAATCCGGCGTAAAAAAGAGCGGCGCTTATTACATTTACGACAATGCTGTAGTTAATAATCGTATACGCATTACCAACAAAAAGAGTAATTGCGGCAAATTACCGATCGGACTGTATGTGACTGGGTGGATCAACAAAGCGGATATTTGATGTGAGATATGGCGAAAGCCCTCTCGAGGTTCGGGAGGGCTTTTTTGTTTCATTTTATAATTATATATATCATTGAGGGGCAAATGAACTCGCTCACATGGAAATAGTATCTGCGATATTATACCAGCTGACCCGAAATCTTTCAATGAAGGAAATAAAGGAAAGCGGATTTGACACTTACTTTGTGGATCATACTACGGGCGTTTATCCTATAGCCGCGTCCGGCGTGCCTTTTTCAGCAAGTACGTTCCAGTCTACAGGAGACGCTGTAACAGATCTTACTGAGGACCTGGCGGCTGAGCAGAAAGCGCGTACTACCTACGACAATATCCTGCGTCTTGCCGACGATCCGGACGTAAGGGATCCGATAAAGTTTCTCAGAGCGCGTGAGATCGTTCACTTCCAGCGCTTTGGCGAAGGACTTCGCATGGTTCAGGATATGCTGGATTCTAAGAATTTCTATGCCTTTAACCCCAGCTTTGATAGAAAGTAA